AGAGAAACACATACTCATTATAAAGTGCGTCGATTAGTTGCTCTTTAGAAACGCTCATTGTCCTTGTTGAGATGATTAAACCAGGGGGAAAAGAGTGCTAGTGCTGCCCATACAACACTAGCAAGGATGATAGTAACGTATATCATCGTTGGTAAAGATAACCACCCGCCCAGTCTGCATTTTCCAGCAACCACTCACGTTGCTCAATCAATCGCAAGTCATAACGTACACCTTTGGCAGGAGACTTCCAAGAGGCAGACTTATACATTTGACCAGTTTGCTTATCAATAAAGGCATGAACACTGCGTCCACCTCCATTATCAACCATGATCAGTTTGTGATACTTACGACCCGTTTCTGGGTAGAAGTCATAACCATCAGGTCCATTGTGACGAAGTGCTTCACACAATGCAAGAGTATGTCCTAGAACTGCATTAGCAATGTTGTTCTTTGCCTCTTGCTGTGCAGAATACTCTGCGAAGGTAGTTGTAGTCATTTCAGTTGTGCTCATACTACTGGGACACTTTAGGGGCCCCCTGTTTCAATCACTATCTTTGCGAAGATATTCTACAATTCTTGAGAGATCTTCGATTGCAGTGTTCATTGCAGATTTAGAATAACCAGTCGCAAAAGGATAGGTCTTTTCATAATCATCATCAGTGCTATTATCCACTGAATAGCATACATTTACTGCTTGGGTGAGACTATCAATCACCCGAATTAGTTTATCATCAATTTGCATCATCAACCTCCAAACATTTCATCAAACAGATCACCCATCTCTAGCATTTCATTGTGTCGATCGAGTTGGTTACGCATTGCAATCAGTGCTTGCTGAGTGTTACGCAGTTTCAGCATTTCCTCGTTGATGTAGTGCAAACGGTTGTTAATCTGGCAACGGTCCATACCATCAACGGTGGGCATATCGTAGACAGTGTTGTTGATCTTGCGGGGTTGCATTTCAACCGTCATCTGTGCGTTAGTGCTGTTCATACTACTAGGACACTTTAGGGGCCCCCTGTTTCAATCATTGGAAAACTGCTTGTAAATCCAAGCAATCAAACAAATCACACCCAGAGGAACAACAATCCACCAGTATTCAACTATAACATAGAGAGCAACAGCAAAGGCAATAAGATATAACCAACCCATTGCATCTTCGCCAGATGAACTACCTCCACCCCTACATTCACGAAGGTTGTAGATGTAAATGGGATCGTAAAGTTTTTCAATTTGTTGTCTTGCAGTTGATATACTTCCTGATTCTGTTGTTACAGTGAACTGTCCACCAGTAGGGACTGTTTTAATCTCTGCCTTGTAAGTTGCCATGATAAATCAAATCCAGTTTTTTTCCATAATGAAGTTTGCTCGTGAGAATTGATAACGATCAACAATCTTTAGCATACCAAACTGATTGTTCATGACATAACCCTCATGGTCACATTGCATATCTTCAATATAACATTTGATGTCATCCTCACGTTCAATAAAGAAGAACAAATCCATTTTGATAGAATAGACGAGTTTCCACAATCGTAGCACGTTGATGTCAACATCATAATTTTCTGCAATTTCATGCTCATCAACCTCAATACCTTTGCGGATGTAGGAATTGATGACTTTTTTGATTTCTGTTGCTTTGCGTGGAGTCATAAACTCACACAAAGTGCTCATCTGTTTGGCAAACTTACTGATGTCTTCAATGTCATCACGATAAGGACAAATCTCAGCAATAGGTGTCACAAACTTACAAAAGTAAGTGTCATCGACTGCAAAGTCCATCGGGTAAGCAACAGCATCACGCAGATCATTCTCTGCAATGTAGTAAGTGTGTGGAGCAACAATAATGTCTTGAGTGACTACCTCAGGAAAGACGTAAGTGATCGTGTTGGGACGATAAGTATCACTGCCACCATAACCAATAAAGTCACCTTGAATGATATAGTCTGTGCGAGGAAGATAATCAAGGCAAGAGTGAAGAATATCCGCAACTTTACCTTCGTGGTTCGCATCAATTTCTTCATGAGAATGATTGATCTTGATTTTTACTTTGTTGAAGACAGATTTAGTCCCTACAAAGAACTTACCATTAGCAGGATTGCGACCCCACACAATAGCAGGAGCACCATCAATCTTTACACTGATAGTAGAATCTGCGGAGAACCAGTCAAGAACTGAAAGGTCTCCGTTCAGGATAGAATCCTCAGGATGTTCTAGGTGAGTGTTCTTCATACTACTAGGACACTTTAGGGGCTCCCCGTTTCTGTTGTTGCTTTTTGTGATTTTCAATAAAGTTATGAGCAGATTTCTCATTTCTACACACTTTGAGTTGTTGTCCATTGTGAATAATCATCAGTTGATTGCCATAAGGAATGGCAGCATATTCACCTTTACCAATAATAAATCCAATAGGACCAGGATTTGCTTCTAGGATATTACTGTTAGTATATTTGAATTTCATCGACGCACCACACTATCAAGAAGTTCACCTTTTTCGAACACAGTATCAACAACGTTCTGCAATGCTCGTTCGGTAGCAATACCAACCTGCGAATAAACAGGAACAACACAAAGACCGAACTTCTTGCTGTCATTACCCAAACGCAGCACACGTCCAATGGTTTGAGTCATTTCAATCACATCCATATTGCGGAGGAAGATGACAGTCTCCAGTTCACTGACGTTGATACCTTCACTCAGGATAGAACGATGGAGAACAACAAACTTCTTGCTAGGATCTTTGCCCCAAGCATTGAGAGTGTTGAAGAACTCCTCACGATTGACTTTCTTACCATCAACAACTGCACCAGTCTTGGCAGTAATATAGAGGTAAGAATAACCGCGTTGAAGCAACTGAACTGAGAAATCAGTATGACTCATCAAGTTGATAAGTTGCTTGGTAGTCTTGACACAAACCAAGATCTTCTTGGTGTCTGTGCCATCAATCGTATCCAACACATTGGCACAGTCAATGTTAGGATTGATCTGCTTTGCCTTGTGAATGTCAAACTGTTTTGCCTGAATCTTAGGGGGAATGATATAACCACCATCCACAAGTTCAGGAGCACTCACACGGCAAATGATGTCACCATAAACATCAACATCATTCATACCTGGTTTGTTGATTGTGACCGAAGTCTTGCGAGTTGCAGTAAAGAAATAGCAACGATCAGCAACACCAGCAAAGAACTCAGTAGGACCGAAGAAGTTACGTTTTACACTATTATGTGCCTCATCAAAGTAAATCGTATTGACCTCAATATCTGCTTGACGTACGCGATCAAGAGAGTTATATGTGGTGAAGATAATGCAAGCATCACCAGCAGTGCGAGCAACATTAGCAAACATATGAATTTGCTCTGGTTTGGTGCTGCTAAAGTGATGAGTTTCACCACTATGAACGTGCATCACATGAACATTCTTGGTGTCAATAACTTCCAGAAACTCACTGCACAGTTGCTCTGCCAGAAGGATGCGAGGGCAGACAACAACAATCGTAGTAGACTGTTGCTGATTGATTGCAGTTTGTGCATCAGTAATCATAGTCAATGTCTTACCAGCACCAGTGGGCATAATAAGTTGACCTTTTTTATATACCAACATCGCATCACATCCACGTTGTTGATGAGGACGAAGAGTAATAGTCACGGGCAGGTGGTTAGATACCAAAGAACAATTATAGCACCCTTACAGACGATTGTAAAGGGTGCTAGTGGTTATACTACAGGAACACTTTAGAGGCTCCCTGTTTGCATTTGTCAATCAACAGGAATAAGTTCCTTTACCATTTTTTGACCCTTAATGATTTTTTGAGGGATTGAACCAAGAATGTTATAGGGATTAACATTCTTAAGAGTCATCGTCATCCTCTTTGCTGCATACAGCATAACTAAGGCATCCATTTCATCAAGTTCTTTGATTGTTTCTTGTTGTCGTTTGTCAAGTTCTTCGTGAGAACAAGCATCACTGTCAAAAAGTGCAATGTCCATTGTTGTTCCATTGTCCACAAAGTTTCTCATGATTTGTGGGAACAACCGTGCAGTCCTTGTTGCATCCTTAGTGTTCAAAAGATCAGCACCAACTCCAATAGTTTTAAGGAAGTTCTGCGCCTCATCTCTATCATAGGACTCAATTACACCCTTTCGTTTATAATGTTTGATAACATTTTTCGCAATAGCATCGACTTGTTGACCACTGAAATTGTGATAGAGAGAGTTGATATACTTGACGATTGTTTGCTTATCACGTTTGCGATTCGAAAACCGTTTGCGACATAATTCTGTAACTTCCTTTACGGTAAATGGCTTCTTCCCATCATCCGCATTTGCAGACATTCGGAAGTCATCCAGAGCATCATCCATTCCAGATTGAAACTCTGTGCAAGTTTCTTCATCAAAAATATACTCAGAAAATACCCATTCAGTATAACCAAGTTTCAAAAGTTTCTTAAGGCGACCAAATCCATCTGCAAGATTTTCTTCAGGATATACGGAAGGTGTTTGTTTTGTTACATCAATGCCACGTTCAAGTGAAACCTCAAGTGCATCTCGTGATCCAGTTCCACCTTCAGTGCCACCAACCCTAACAGAATTGTCTGTGTTTCCAGCGGCATCTTTGGTATTGATTTGAGTGAGTTTAATCCAACAATACCGATTAAACTTCCAACCAGGATATGAAATAGGTTCGGGCAGAAGTGCCTCAATGTGTTCCCGAAGTTTTAGCGGAACGCTATTCTTTGGGATAGAAATGAAATTGGACATAATGTTTGTGCTAAAAGCAACTACGTTTCAAAGAATAACACCACTTGGAAAGAGTGTCAATCACTAAGTGATGCTTACATTACAGGAACACTTTAGAGGATCCCTGTTGCGATTATCCAGAAGTGAACTTGTGCTTGAGTTCTTTTTCTGATTTTTTGCCAGTAGATTGAAGAACAAGATCTCTCAATGCTCTTTCACCCTTTCGAGTTAAAGCATTTCTTTCCTTTCTTGTCAATCCAGATGCTTTTTGTGGTTTATAGTCAGGTGATACAGTTGCTTTCTTTTTCTTTGCAAGCAGTTGTGATGCAGTTTTCTCTGCTTGTTTTGCAGTTGGTTTAGATGCTGCTGATGCAGTTGCACCACCTTTCTTTGCTGCTGCTCTTGCCTGTGCTGCTTTTCTTCTTTCTGCTTTTGCTGCTGCTAATTGTCTTTCTCTTGCAGAACCTCTCTCCTGTTCAGGTTGCTGAACTCTTGTAGATGCTTGTCTCTGCTGACCTATATCTTTGCGGGATTTGTATGTCTTAGCGGGCTCCATCTTTCCACCACCCGCTGCTCTCATTCTGCGTTTTTCTGGTTCAGTTTTCTTACGTTCAGCACCAATTCTTCCACCTTCACCAGTCTTTTTAATTTGACTTCGTGACATAACCTCAGCATCGTATGCTTCAGTCATAAATTGAGAAAACGTCTTCATCTCTCTACTATAAACCCTTTCAAGTATTTAGACAAGAGAGGGTGGTCAGTATCTAAACCGACCACCCCGAGTATCAATCTTCTTCTGCTTCTTTACGTTTATCCATTGCGGACTTACTTACTTTACACACCAAGTCGTTATCATAGAAGTACTTAACCCTTTCACGACGAGCAGCAATTAGAATGTCATATTGTTCTTGTTGTTCTTTAGTGTATTTGAAATCTTGTTTCCTCCAAGCAGCACGGAGTTCAAAGATGTGAGGCAGAACATTCACAGTGTCAGTCATTGTTGTTGATAATATAGTGAGTAAGATTGACTAAGATTCAGTTTTTTACAAGTTCCAGGTAATTGTAACCGATAACTTTGCGTCCTTCGTGTGTGCTTGTGTTGACTTTTACACCTTCACTTTCAAGTTTCTCAATGCGACGATTTGTTGCATTGTTGAGTTTGGTAGTCCAATAGTTGTTTGTTTCAGTCATTAGAATCAAAAGTCGTTTTCGGTGTTAAGGTTTTCAACAAAAGAAAGGTCATCAATCTCTACATCATCCCATCCTTTCATTTCTGGGATGTCAAAGATTTCACCAGGAGTATCTTGGATTTCAGACCAGAAATCGTCGTTCATAAGATCGTTGTGCTTACACTACAGGAACACTTTAGAGGCTCCCTGTTTTTCATTCAAACTCAAGAGGTTTATTTTTCGTAGTATGAGATTTGATCTCTGAAGAATCAATATACACATATACCTCAGTTTTATCATTCCAGTGTCGAATTGCGTTTGCAACAATAGCAACGTTTGTAATCAAATAAGTGGCAAAGATAATGGTACGGATAACTGCAACCTTATCTGATGTCTTATTGCACGATGATGCCTTTTCTCCAAGAGATTTACTCCAAATATACCACCAATTTTTAGGTTTCTTCATTGTAAAGAATATTAGCAGTTTTCTTGTTGATTTTATGTTTGATAAGATATTTATTGAGATGTGTTTTATCTTGGAAATAACAAACTCTGGAATGCTTTCCTTCCATAAACTCTAAACGAATTGGAAAAGAAGTATATGGGAATAGTTCAGTACTAATCATTCCAATTTCCTCTATTCTTCCATAACTTCTGCCTGAACACATATTACATCACTAAAATTTATTGGACGACAAAGCATAATCAACTGCTGATTATTTGTCTTAAACAAATTAAGCAATCCAATAGTTACTAAGACAGTTTGTGCTAATACAACATAAAGAATCAGTCTTTCTTTATGTTCACGAAATGGTGCATTGATTTTATCACTCCATTTCCAATAACGTTCCCAAAAATTTTTCATCTTTTTAAGTAGTGAGGTTTTTCTGAATCAAACTTATAAAAAGTCACATCTTTCATATCAAGACACATACGAACAGTTTCGTGTTCTCTGTGTTCTCTATCAGTTCCTTTATATATCCACCTGCGTTGATAAGCACAACACCAGATGTTGTAGAAGATTTTAGATTTATCAGTCACGGGGTTTCATCACTCTAATAGTATCTCAGTTTATCACCATCAGCAGAAATGTTTAAGTGATAGATTTTGTTGTGCGGATCATGAGTAGTTAAAGTAAAGGTGGGTTTCCCAATCAAACCCTGGTTGGTCTCTA